GAAAATGATAAGATTATTTGGGAAGGTGAAGCTCTCTCAATTGATCATAGCGAGGAGATAGAAGATGAGTAAACCTTATTGGGTATCAGGTCCACCAGGAACTGGAAAAACTCACATATATATAAAAGATTTATATAAAGAGTATTTAGATAAAGGGGTTATGTGGAGTAAAATAGTTATTTTATCTCACACAGTAAATGCGGCAGCCGAAATTTTGAAAGCTATTAAAGAATTACCACAACTAGAAAATATACCTGAAAATGCTTTAGAAGAACAGATATGTACTATACATTCTTATTTTAGAGCAGAAAGTGCAAAAAAGAATAGAAAAAAATACGATAAAATAGAGCACGATAAATTTTGCACAGACAACCCGGTAATGAAAAAATGGATTTTCCATGAAAAAAAATCATGGGATAAACATCCATTATATACCTTTGTATCAGAAAAACATGGTAGACGATGCACCTCAAGAGAAATGTGGTTACGTAATCAAGACACATACAAAAAACAGGGTTTTTCTAATGTAGAAATTTTAAAAGAGTTAGAAAAAAAATATGGTGAATATAGAGAGAAAAATAAAAAAGTTTCTTTTGAAGACATGTTAGATAATTTTATTAGTAAAGAAACTAAAATACCAGATGACATAGATGTTTTAATAGTTGATGAAGGTCAAGACTGTAACAAGCCCCAAGTGGAAGCTTTATTAAAAGCTGGAACAAAAGTGCCTGAAGGTAATTTTATTTTTGTAGGAGATAGAGATCAAGAAATTTATAATTACTCAGGATCACATACACAATTTTTTATTGAATTAGAAAAAAATTATTTAATTAAAAATTTATCTAAAGGATTGAGATGTGGTAAAACCATCAACACAATATGTAAAAATATTATTAACCCACAAAGAAAAAGATTAAATTTACCAGAAAAAAATTGGACACCAGCGGTTGATGTAATAGGTAAGCATTATTGGATACCAGATATTCAAAGACCTAACAAAAATTTAGATATACTTTTAGATAAAATTTTTAATACCAAAGAAACTTTTTTATTTACTTATAGAGGTAATCCAACTGATACACACACAAGTGGGCTACTTCAAAAGTACGGGATAGATTATAGAATAGTATCTCAGCACTCTCATGGAAAAAGAATAGATTTTGTCTCTAGAGAAATATTACGTTGTTTTAATACTTGGGATAATTTTTACGAAGATAAAGTAACTTTAGATCAAATAAAAGAATATTGGCCATACCTTCCAAGTAAGACGTTTAAAGTTTACGGTAAAGGGAATGTTACGAAAGCCTTTAATGGTGTTATTAATGGTAGTTATAATATTAAACAATTATATGAAATGGGTTTTATTGTGGAGGAGGCATTAGAATACAAAAGTTTTATTCAAAGTATTAAAAAAGATGAAAGACAAAAGTATGAGCCAAAAGTGCCTTACATAAAAAAAGTTTTAAAAAATCACGGCATCGAAAAAAAACCAAGAGTAGAACATGATAATATACATAAAGTTAAAGGGTTAACTTATGATAACGTAATTGTTAACTTGTCAAATTATAGAATTATTGAAAGAGATGAAAGTGAAAGATTAGCATACACAGCATATAGTAGAGGAAGAATGGATTGTTGGAGCATAGCTAGTGAATGTTTTAAATCAACACATAGAGAAAGTAGTTTAGGAGGAGTTCAACATGACAGAGAGAGAATTTTTTCTCTCCCCTCTTCGAGAGGTGAAGAAAAATTAGAAAAATTTATTAGAGGACTAGATAGAGAAGTTTGGGGAGAACACAGTTATTTTTATGAAAAGGAGGAAAAAGATGACGA